GTGATGAAGAGCAGCGCGAGATGGTCGAGCGGCTGGTGAAAGCCGCGACCCAGCATATCGACGGCCCTGACGGCTGGCTTGGCCGGGCCCTTGGCCTCCAGACGCTCGAAGCCCGCATGTGCGGCTTCTGCGATCTCATCCGGCTGCCCTATCAGCCGATCGTGGACATCGTGTCGGTCCATTATCTCGACGGCACCGGCCAGCCTGTGCTGGTCGACCCCGACACCTATGAGCTTTTCGGCCGCGATCTGGGCTGCGCTTGGGGCAAGTCCTGGCCGACGCCGGGCGCCTATCGTGGTCATGCCGAGACCGTGCGCATCCGCTACCGCGCCGGCTATGCGATGGACCCCGGCGCCGACCCGGTCGAGCCGAACGTGCCCGAGCCGATCAAGCAGGCGATCCTGCTGATGGTGGGGGATATGTATCGCTTCACCGAGACGGCTAGCGACATGAACATTGCGCCGACCTCCATCCCCATGTCCACGACCGTGGAAAACCTGCTTTCTCCATTCCGGGTCTATGCCTGATGGCCCGGCGCAGCGCTGGCGAGTTTGATCGCCGCATCTCCATCTGGGCCGCCGGTGAGATCGATGATGGCACCGCGACGGTTCAAGGGCCTCTTGCGGAGGTCGGCAAGCGCTGGGCCAAGAAGGTCGATGTCAAGGACGGCGAACGGCTGCGCGCGGGTGAGAACGCGCAGGAGCTGACGACCCGCTTTACGGTCCGATCCGATGCCCTGACCCGCACCATCATCGGCGGTTTCGTCATCAAGCATAAGGGCGTCACCTATGCGGTGACAGGCACCAAAGAGGGCCGCGAGCGCGAAGATGTGATCGAGATCACGACCGCCGCCCGGCCGGACGCCCTCTCATGAAAATGAAGATCAGGATTGAGGGCACCGATGAAATTGCCCGAAATCTGAGGGCGATGGGCAAAGCGCTGCGCCGGGACACGCTTGTGCCGATCATGGAGCGCCGGCTGGAGCCGATGGCTGAGGATATGCGCGCCAATGCGCCGAGGCGTTCCGGGGAACTGGCAGACAGCATCACGGTAGGCACTGAACTTTCGCCGGCCCAGGCCGCCATCAATGATCCGATCGCAGAGATCGAGGTTTACGCCGGCCCCGGCCCGTTGCCGCAGGCCATTCAGGAAGAGTTCGGCAATATTCATCAAAGCCCGCGACCGTATATTCGACCGGCCTTCGATGCTCGTGTGGACGCGGCGCTGAAGGGGATTGCGCACGATGGCATCGACGCGGCGCTAGAGGCGGGTAAGGCGAAATGAGCATGGACGAGGCGCTGCGCGACCTGATCCTCACCTATCCGCCCGTCGCCGACGTCGTGGATCGCAGGGTCGATTGGGGTGTGCGACCGCAGGGAGAGCGCCTGACTGCGATCACGCTCTGGCGGATCAGCAGCATTCCTCAAATGAACCTTGCTGGAGCGAGCCGGTGGACCCGGGACCGTATCCAGATCGACTGCTGGGGCCGGACATACAAGGCCGCAAAGGATTTGGCGATGAGCCTGGCCGGCGAAGACGGGCTGCTCGTTGGCTACCGCGGCGAACATCTCGAAACGCGGTTGCGCATCTTCGCCGTCGGGATGCGGTCAGATCATGACGAAGATACGGTCGGTATCATCCACCGCACCAGCATCGACGTGATGGTCTGGCACACCTCTCTGTAAGCGGAGACCTCCTCATGTGGATCAAGATCCTAGCGGCCTTCATCGACAAGGAGGCTGCCGATCCGGCCGACGCCAATGTGCCGGCCGGCAAGAAACTGAACGTGACCGCAGATCGCGGGCAGCATCTCATCGACCTTGGCTTGGCCGAATTGGCCGATGCCGAGGAAGCGAGTGATCAGCCTGCTGCCGGCACGTCTTCCGAGGCCAAGAAGGGCGCGCGCCGCGCCGAACAGGAGTAACTGAGATGGCAGCAACGCATGAGGACACCGACATTGGTTTTGCGACCATGTTCGGCAAGGGGACCGGCGCAGGCTGGCAGGCCTTTGCCGAGGTCACTGAACTGAATCCGCCCGAACTGTCGCGCGATAGCGTCGACTTCACCCATCATGGCAGCCCCGATCGACACCGGGAATTCAAGCCCGGCCTGTCGGATGCTGGTGAGGTGTCGATCACCTATAATCTGGTGCCGGGCCTGCTGGACGATGCCGTGATTGCGACCCACCTGGCGAGCAATTCGGTCGAGCCCTGGGAAATCCGTTTCCCCAATGGGGCGGTGCTCGCCTACAACGGTTTCGCGACCGCTCATGGCCGCGCCACTCCGATGGACGATAAAATGACCGGCTCGGCAACCTTCAAGGTTTCCGGCAAGCCTGTCCTGACGCCGGCAGCCTGATCATGACGGCCGCCAATCCCCATCGTGGGCAACTGGGCTTCGAGGTCGCCGGCAAACGCTGGGTTTTTGCCTTTACCACCAACGCTCTGTGCGCGGTGGAAGAGGAATTCGACCTCAAGGATATCAGCGAGCTGGAGACGGTGCTGGCGACCTCGCCGTCCCTTCGCACCATCCGCAAGCTGTTCCGCATCGGCCTGACCGACTGCCATCCGGAAATGTCCGACCTTGAGGCCGGGCAGATCATGGAGGCGGTCGGCGGTCTCGAACCTTCGCTCGAACTCATCATGCGCGCCGTCGAACAGGCGTTCCCGGAGGCTGCCAAAGACGGCAACGCGGGCCCTCGGAAGGCGGCGCCCAAGCCGACAACGGGCACCCGTGGGACTGGCCGAGGCTCCACACCGCGTGGTGTGAAGCCGAAGGCCTAGACCCGGTCCAGTTCTGGCGGTGCACACCTCGCGAGATCGCCCGCGTCTTTGATGGAAAGGCGCGGGCGGCTCGTAACCGCCATGATCTGATCATGCAGGCAGCCTGGACGACGGCGGCGCTTGGCCGATCGAAGAAGATGCCGCCGCTCAAGAATTTCCTCACGACACCAGCCGCGCGACCGAAGCGTGCGAGTTGGCAGTCGATGTATGCGGTCGCTGCGTCCTGGGCGGCCGCTTCCGGCACAATCCGAACTGAAGGGGGCGCTGCATGAATATGGCAGTGGTCGGCGCCGCGCGCGTCGTATTTGGCGCTGACACCTCCGATTTCGATGCAGGGGCCAAGGGCGTTGAGGGCGTCCTTGGCCGCCTGGTAGAGAAATTCCAGCAGGTCGAACAGCGCATCAAGGGCATTGGCGCTGGGGTGACGCTGGGCATTACCGTGCCGTTCGCTGCCATGGTGCGGACGGTCGACAAGGGTGCTGGCTCGTTCCAGGCGCAGATGAAGAAGGTCGAGGCCGCGCTCGAGGGCGTGACCGGCGCCGAACTCAAGCAACTGTCTGACATGGCCCGCACCATGGGCCCGCAGGTCGGGAAGGGGGCGACGGAAGCAGCATCGGCGATCGAGGCGCTGGGCCTTGCTGGCGTCTCCACCGCAGACATCATGGGCGGCGCATTGAAAGCCGCCCTCGACCTCTCGGCGGCCGGCATGGTCGACGCCGCGTCATCTTCTTCGCTCGTCACCGACATCATGGGGCAGTTCAAGGTGACCGCCGCGCAGCTGCCCGGCGTCGTTAACCAGATCGTCGGTGCGCTCGATACCTCGAAATTCGGTTTCGACGATTTCCGCCTGGCGGTCGGGCAAGGCGGGGCGATCGCCGCCGCGTCCGGTGTCGGCTTCATGGACTTTGCGACCGCCATATCGGCGACCAGCACCCAGTTCACCAGCGGCGCCGACGCAGGCACGTCGTTCAAGACGTATATCCAGACCCTGACCGGCAAGAGCAAGGAAGCCGAGAAGGCGATCAGCCATCTCGGCCTGTCCTTCTTCGATGCCAACGGCAAATTGAAGCCGCTCGCCGAGCAGGCGGACGTGCTGCGCAAGGCCTATGGTGATCTGACCGACGAAGCCAAGAGCAAGGGCCTCGAGAAGGTGTTCGGCGCGGACGCGGCGCGCACTGCCATCGGATTGATGGATCAGGGGCGCGAAGGGTTCGAGAAGCTGCAGGCTGCGATCGCTGGCGGGGACGTGGAAGCGAAGATCGCCAAGCGCCTCGAAGGGTCGGAGGCGGCTGGCAAGAGGATCTCGGTTGCTTGGGAGAGCGTGAAAATCGCGCTGGGGCTGGACACCGGCCTGCTCGACATCGTGACCGCCATCAAGAACGGCTTCGCCACCATGCTGGAGGCGATCGCCAATGCGCCACCGGCCGTCCTCAAGGTCGGCGCGGCGTTTTCGGCGCTGGCTGCTGCCATCGGGCCGCTGTTGATGGTCGTCGGCCATCTCGGCGCTCTCTTCCTCGCCCACTTCGCCGCGTCGCGCTTCGGGCTGATCGGCCGCGCAATCGGCCTCATCATTGCCCCCGTCTCCACCCTGATCGGGATGCTGGGCGAAATGGGCCTCGCCCGCGTGCTGATGATGGTGGGATCGCGCCTGCTTGCGCTCGCAGGGCCGGTCGGCTGGGCAATCGGTGCCTTTCTGCTGTTCAAGGATCAAATCATCTTCGCGCTGTCGGCTGTCTGGAAAGGGCTGACGGAAACGCTCGGCCCGCCGCTCGAGGCTATCATCGCGAAAGTCGGTGCGATTTTCTCGAAACTGTCTGGCGGTCCTGTTGGCGCCGCGATCGAGGGGTTAATAGCGCTCCTGTCTGGCATGGCCGACGTTATCGGCACGGTTCTCGTCGGGGCCATCCTGCTGGCTGGCGAAATCATTGAGCGGACACTTGCCGCCATCGTTGCCGTGGTATCTGGCGTCGTGGATGTCATCAGCGGCGTGGTCGATGTGGTAAGCGCGCTGTTGCGCGGTGACTTCGCCTCCGCGTGGGAGGCGGCAGGCGGCATCGTTGAGACCATGTTTGGCACGATCATCGATGTGATCGCCGCCTTCGTGCCTGAGATCAGCACAGAGTTGCAGGCTGCATATGCCGCCGCGAAGCAGTGGCTGGCAGATGGGTTCGGCGCCGTAATGGGGTGGTTCACATCATCGGTGCAATCGGGCGTCAACTATGTCGCCAACGCGTTCCCGAACGTCGTCGCCGCTGCCAAGAGCGTCTATCAGGGCGTCAAGGGCTGGCTGGTCGACAAGTTCGGCGGGCTGATGACCTGGATCGGCAATGCCGCAAAATGGATCGGTGATAAAT